TCGCTCGGGCCGGTTCGTTCGCCGAAGCTGACGCCAAGGAGAAATCGCAATGATGCCAACATGCCCTGGCTGCGGAAGTAACAAACGAATCATCAAGGCCGGTACGAATATCCATACGTTCGCCTGTCTTACTTGCCAGATGTGTTTTGAAGATGGGGATGATTCAGATATTCCTTATGGGAATCCTGCAAAAATTGTAGAAAATATGGAAAAACGTGAATTGTCAAGAATTCGTAGAGGTGGTATGATTTAAGTATCGAGCCCAGCCATAACCTAAAATACTGTCATCGTGCGGGCGTTCTTGCTCTGGCTGGGCTCCGCCCGTGCGATGGCACTTTATAGGAGCCCAGCCATGAAAACGAGTCTTCGTGAAAAGTTTGAAAGAGTAGGCTATACCGTTGCGGAAAATGGTTGCTGGACATGGAAAGGTCGAGTACATCCCAATGGATATGCTGCTATGTCTCGTCATACCAAAGCGCATAGAGCATCTTATGAGATTTTCAAAGGACCAATTCCTGAAGGTTTAGATGTGTGTCATACGTGTGATAATCCTTTGTGCGTCAATCCTTTGTATTTATTTGCGGCAACACGAAAAATAAATATGCAGGATTGTGTAGCTAAGGGGAGAACTTCCAAAGGAAATAAAGGTAGATTCTGCGAAAAAACTGCTTTTGCAAAGTTGACGAATAAACAAGTTAAAAAAATTCTATTGGAACACAAGCATTGTATGGGTGAAAATACTCGATTGGCAAAAAAGTATGGTGTACATCATTCAACAATACACCTTATTGTGAAACGAAAGACATGGAAACAAATATACGAAACATGAGGCAGGAAAGGAGAAGGTTTCGATAATGGCAAAACGCCACCCAATACCGAGTGATATTTTACCTGAGCATATCGTAGCCCTGGTCGATTCGCGCGAGCAGTACCCCCTCGATCTAAGTCCATTGAAAACTCAGGTAAAAGGACTCAGTACCGGGGATTATTCTTGTGTTGGCATGGAAAACTTGGTAGCAATCGAGCGAAAAAGTTTGTCGGACGCTCTTGGATGCCTGGGCGGTGAGAGGGAAAGATTTGAAAAAGAACTGATGCGAATGCTTGCCTATCCTGTACGGTGTCTTGTTATCGAATCCTCGTGGAAAGAACTTGAGGAAGGAAATTGGCGTTCGCAAATTACTCCCTCGTCTGCGATCGGTTCGCTGTTGTCCTGGCAGAATATGGGGATACCGATAATGATGGCAGATAACCATGAAAGGGCAGGAAGATTTGTATCTCGGATGTTGTTTATGGCTGCCCGTCGTAGAATTCGAGAGAACAGAGGAATTATGGCGGCTGTATTTAACCTGGATGAACCGCCGGCAGAGTCGCCGGTGAAACAATAACCCTTTACGAAGGAAGCTATCATGGACAATCTAAAAGAACTCGTTTATCAAGCAATCGGACAAGCCTCAATGTGCTGGGACGAAATTCCGAAAGGTATCTTTGATTCAACTGCCGCATCCAATGTAGCGGAAACGCTTTGTAAGCAGATCGAAGAGTTGCACAGTAATTCTCCAAGGAAACCGCTTGAAGTTGCTGAGGCACGTCGTTTTCTAATTGAGGCACTCAAGGAAGATCAAGGATTTTACCAAGCATACAAAACAAATATAGCCATTTGTTTTCAAGACGAATATGCCAAAGCGATGGGATCAAGCGGCAGTAAGGCAATTGGGGCAATTGATATACCGTCCATAGCAGATAAAGCTGCGGAAAGTTTTATGCAAAAGTGGATTAATTCGTAAATCAACTAACCGGGGCAAAACTTTAACAAGGAGAAAGATTGTGGCGAAACAAAAAAGTTTAGGTGACATGGTTCCCGAAGTTCCGGCCGACGTGCAGGAAAAAGCTGATGCCTATGCTGCGGCATTGCGACGGCTAGGGAATGCCAAGGAGAAAAAGAACGGGTGCGAAGAGTTACTCATCGTGGCGATGAAGGACGCCGACATTACCGAGGTTCGCATAGATTTAGGAAACAAGCGGATCGTCTTGTCCAAAAAGGACACCTTGAAAATAAAGAAGGTCAAGGGCGAAGGCGGTGATTCGGACGGTGACGAGGGCGACGACGAGTAAACGAAAATGATTGCATTTATGGACAAACGTGAAACGACTTATCCAACCTATTGGGTTGCGACTACAACGGCTTCGAGTACAACGAACGTTGAAATCGACTTTATCCAAGTGGATATGATTGTAATTGTCCATGATGAATCCCCCCGAATTCAAGATGTTGATATTGCAGCACTTGAAGAGAAAATACCCGATGAAGAGGATGAAGGTAATCGCGTAGAGCCTAATATCCTCCAAATGTGCCTAATGCGAGGTGGCCTCTCGCAAGTAAGACCACGGAGGGCTGCTCAAAAGGCATCGGGATATGGTTAGCGACATGATCCACTAACGCCCTTGCCGGTTGTGGCGTAATACAACCGGTGTACTTTTTGTTTTCAGTTTCAGGAGTATTTCAATGCGGTGTGTAAAATATAAGTGCCCTGTGTGTAGCGATTACTTTTGGCAGCACAAAGATGGATCTTATCGGTGTGGTTGCCTGCCTGATTCGGATGATCCGCAAGGGCAAGAGTTAGAAGATCGGAAGCGAGAAGCGAGAATGATAGTTACCCGCGGCGGCGTTCGTAAGTTTCCAAGGTTCGAGGAAGATACTTCAAAGTGGTTTAAGATTTAATGAAATTTCTCTTAGATGTATCACCGAAAAAACTAAAAGTAGCAATGCTACTATATCCTGAACTTGTACTTGGGCAGTTTTGTACTCCATTGACAGCTAACTTACTGCATGAATCGGCATGGTTCGCAATAGATAATGGTGCATATTCAAGATTCAATTCATCGGCGTTTATTTCTCGTTTGCAACGTCATGGTGGTGCATTTAGTCGATGTTTATTTGTCGCATGTCCTGATGTAGTTGGGAATGCTAGAAGGACACTTGAAGCATTTGGATATTGGCAAGATATTATCAAGAGCTATTGGCCTTTGGCTCTTGTTGCGCAAGATGGATTAGAAAATTTAGATATTCCGTGGAGTTCAATCAAAGCTATATTTATCGGTGGTACTACGGAATGGAAAGACTCACAAGCAGCATACGACATTGTGAGAACGGCGAAAATTATTGGAAAACATGTACACGTTGGACGGGTCAATGATCGAAAACGATTCAACACCTATTCAAGATTAGATGCAGATACATGTGATGGTACAGGAGTTTCGATCTTTACAAATAAAAAACTTCGACTAATTGAAGAAAAAAACAAAACACCTCTATTGAAAGATGAATAATGGCTAAGCCTACCTGCATCGACCTAACCGAACTGTGTGGCAAAAAGTACAAGATCGAATACGAGGAATCGTACTATGCTCAGTACGGCCCAAATGCTCACGTAAATGATCCGTGGTACAAAATCGTACCATGCCAAAAAGGCCACTTCTTTCCGTGGGGTGGAAACCGGATTGCTTTCGCAACCAAAGGCAACGGCCCTATCTGTCGGATTCTGCGGGATCTTCCAGGCGTGGAAGTGATGCAGGATGGGAGCGATGGGATCAATGTTGCGTTCGATGTTAGCATGTTTGACCAGATTGCCCAACTTGTGATACCCCGCAAGAAGAGGCAAGTTTCAGATGAGGAGAGACAAAGACTGGCTGACATGAGTGCCAAGTATAGTCCTTTACGCATCAGTGAGAGGCAGGAAACGGTCTGAATTTCGCTTCGGACAAGAAATGCGGGAAAATATACATCCCAATAAGAAAGCCCCCTAGAATCGCTCCTGGGGGCGTTTTAATGAAATCTCAGTCATTCTTGACTATCTTGGAAGCCAGTCGGGAAGAGTTAGCCCAAGATTTACCACCCCTTCGGGTGCGTCCAATACTATCGAGGTATCGGCAGATGGCATAACCAGTAGCTTTTGGGTTGGCTTCTTTGAATGCCAGAGCAAGGGCTATGTTTTCCTGTTCGTAAGGCTCTGGTATAACCCTTTTGTTGTTCTCGGGATCAAGCTGGAATCCGTACTGTATTCTCTCAGCCCTTGTCATGCGATGCCCGTTCTTCTTTCCGCGATGCATACCAGCAAGTATCCTGGCAACGATCAGCATTCGTTCGTACTCAGAAATTACTGCCAAGAGGTTTTGGGTAAGTCGGTTTTCGGGGGCTTCTCCGTTTGGTTCGTCGGCAGCTTCGATCTTGCATCCGTGGCGGGCAACGTCCATCCGAACAATTCCCTGTCCATGTGCGCTACGGCCGATACGATCTCTCTTCGTAACCAGGAGTACCATTCCGGGGGTCAATTTATTGATTGCTTCATAGAGATTTGGCCGTTCGATATACCATGCCTCCGGGCTTGGATCGATGTCGCTTCCCTTTCCAGATGTGCATGGTTCATTGAATACCCACACAACCTCATACCCCATAAGTTCAGCATATTCTCGGCAACGCTGCTCCTGCCAACGTGATGAGGACGATGCTTCTGAGTCTGGGAAAGTTCGCTTGCAGTCCTGACATAACAGGTTCATCGCGTCGAGTCTGTGGATTGACTTGCTGTTGCATATCGGGCATTTCGGCGGCCGAGGTGACCAACGGGTATAGATTCCGGCTTTGATCGTCATTATTCCATCCTTTCAATCGTCTTTAATGTGGCTTCAAGGATTCGCTTTGGAGAAAGTTGCAGGGCTCCTATTGCTTCCATGCCAAGCGGAGAAAAAGAAATTAGTTGAATCAGTTGGCGATTGAATTCGATCATCCAATCATCGCCCCGGCATACGATTTCTTGCACGAGAAAACGGCATGAATCAAGAGATTCTTCTGGATTAAAATCTTCGCAAAGAGCGCATTCTGCCGAAATTACGGAAACCGCAAGTTTTGTTACCACAATAGGTTTCCAGTTCAAAAACGCCATGATTTTATTGAATTGATTTTCAGTCATGATTTTCCTTTCGTGTTATAGAAACAACAGTGATTCACCGTGTTCCGCGCAGTATTCGAGCATGTTACAAAGTTCTTCGGACTGCTGGATGTCATATCGTTCATACGCAAATCCCATATTGGCGGGAGTCCTCTCTTTCCACTCGTCCACAATCTCTTTTAATCGTGGAAGTAACTCTCTGCATTGATCGGCGGTCAATTCGCCGTCACAATCGGAATGATCGAGTAAATGAACAAGCGGTTCATCCTTCGCGTCGGGCCATTCTTCATCGCCCCCGAATCCGATCATGTCATTGAGAACTAAGCCGATCTCGTTGGCAAGTTTTCGGCGGTATTTCATAAAACCGGAGTATGACCAGCCAGCGTGAAGTTCTTTGTTCGATTCAATATGAAAATCAAGTCCCATTATTTCGTTCCTTTCGTGAAAGCGCGGAAGATTCCGGCGCATAAGTTTGAAGTTTAGTCGGTGTCGAATGGGCAGGTTCCGTCATTCGCTGTTGGTTCGTAAAACTCTCCAATTACCCAATCAGATGGTGGCAATGGCGGCTTGTTGTTCACATAGGGCTTTCGGTCGCTTTTCCTACCTATCCGATCCTCGATGTAGTGGCTTAGCTCATCGAAGTGAGCCATGAAGTGCTGATCGAGAAGCCAGTCAAGGTATCGCGTCGGAACATTTCCAAGCCGCGTCCCTTTGTGTTTGCCCCACGGCATTCGGTCGTTATCGTTCATGGCTATAAGCAAAAATTATCATTTGGGCTAGGGAGTGACTGGCTTGTTCAGTGCCTCGATTAGGGTATCGGAAAGTTCTATTGCTTGATTTACAGTCTCTCCTGGTTCATAGTCTTGATCGATTCCAGAAAGCAAACCTTGCATTGCCATCGCGGCGAAGTATTCGCGCTTGGTGAGGCCGCCCTGTATAGGATCTTCGTCAGTTGGAAACGCATAGTCGTATGGATTTATCATGATTTCACCTTTCGTTAAACTGGTACGGTTGTCACAAGCGGCCGAATTCCGTCGATCACGCCGCGAATTGCTTCCTCCACGGTATCATCGGCGGTGTAATGGTAGTTCTTCCAGCCGTTTTCGCTGATAGGGCCAGTAATCTCGGCAGCAAGGTTCGGGTATTGGAAGTGGCAGAATACCGAACCCAACCAACTCGGATTGGTTTCGTAGGGTACATTGAGCGTGATGATCCCGGCGCATGAGTCGATCTGAAGAATCTTTCGGTATATTCCATCATCCTCGATCATGGTGCCACCCATGCCGAGAATAGCATACTTGATGCCGTTCTGGAACTTCTCCCGATCGGCAGCGGTGGTGAGGTTATCGCTCATTTGTCTGGTAAGTGGTACTCGCATTTTAGGAATCCTTCCATGTTTGTTATATTTTCAAAGCTTCGTTTGTAGCCTCTAAAATTAGAGTAAAGTCGATTTTTGAACGAACGTAATTCGCTGATTCCATAAGCGATTTATTTCTTGCAGCAGCATAAGCAGCAGCATAAGCAGCAGCAGCAGCATAAGCAGCAGCATAAGCAGCAGCATCAGCAGCATAAGCAGCAGCATAAGCAGCATCATAAGCAGCAGCAGCAGCATAAGCAGCAGCATAAGCAGCAGCATAAGCAGCAGCAGCAGCATCATCAGCATCATCAGCAGCAGTACGAACTTGTTCTATCGTTGCTTCTCCGCGTATCCACGCTCTTGCTGTTCGTATTGCGTTTGCTGGTCGATCTTCTCCAGCGGGAACATGAACCAGAGCCTTTTCCGCTATATCGCAGCAAATGCCAACGATTAGCTTTCGATCTAGTTGCAGTTTAACTGCCAACCAAAGTAACCAATCGCCACGCTCGCATGTAGTCCACACTTCTTCGAGTGATTTTCCGTCGGCTGCATGTCGGGCAGCGTTACATGCTCCTAGCCTCGCAAGCAGTTTTTGATATTGTTCTGCGTTCATTTAGTAAATCCTTCCTATTTAGTGAAAAAGTTTTCAGGAACTAGCCCCAGTAATTGCTCAGCTAATGGATGCTGTTCGATCTCCCAAAGAGCGGTAAAAGTATGCTCTCCGCTATTGCTTTTGAGAAAACGATCATTTGCCGTATTCAGGAAGGCGCAAACAGTCCTTCCGTTTTCGTATTCGAGAGATAGGTCAATAAATCGAATCATGTTATCCTCATAAGGTTGATGGCCTGGGCGAAAACCTACAATAGACAATGGTTTTGTGGATTTCAACAACTTTTCCCGTAAAGATGCCATTTTTGACAACAGGCTTGAAACCTAGCTCTTTCATGTAGTTTCGATAAATCGGATTCGTTTTATCATCTTCTAAGCCAGCGTAAGCTTTAGCCCGTTCGGTAGCTTCTATTTGTTTTTTGGTTGAAAACATTTTCATCCTCCTAAGATTGCCCACAATGTAGCCACGGTAATAACGAACAGCATCACAGTACATGCCATTAAAAACGCTATGAGATTGATCTGATTTTCGGTTTTCATTCTTCACCACCTTCCGATAGAGCTATGGCTGCTTGCAATCGTTCCGATGCAGTCTCATGTATCGCTTCCGCTTGGTAAGGCGGATTGATCCATAACACCGTGCCTTGTAGATCAGCTTGATTAATGGCATCTAGCACAGCCTTACACGCTTCCAGTAGCAATTCACGCTGTTCGACGGCGGCACGAATCATTCCGTATAGCCCTTTGTTTTGCGCATTCAATTGCGATAGGTGCAATGATAATGGGGCTGCTTTATCGAACTCTTTTAGGCTGATTGGTTTAGGCATCGGATTCTCCTATACTGGTATAGTTACCTGAAAAAGTTCACCTTGATACGCTAACGGACGCTTCTGGACGTTCTTCACATGCGGCCGGCTGCATTAGCCACCAAAATGCGGGGATGCCCATGCGAGTCGGGGCTGTAACGGCAATCCCCTAGCTGCCCACTAGGGATGGTCGTTATTCCTGCACATAACACCTACGAGCGTCATCGGCACCTCGATCATCCGCTCTTAGAATCGATCCATCATCGGCGACTAGTATCACTCCCGAGCCTCC